CTAAAATTCCACTTCTTGTTGGTGATGGAAATTCTAGTAATATTTGTGTTCCACTTGAGGTTAATTTTTTAGCAGAACTTATTAATTGAGTGCTACTACCTATTTTTGGACTAATTAGTGTTGGGGTAGTATTAAAAACTAAATTTCCATATCCAGTTTCATCAATAATAACATCTGCTAGTTGTTGTGAAGTTGTTTGAGCAAATTGATTTAAAGTATTTGATAATAAAGCAAAATTACTAGTATCTATTTGCTGTATAAGATTGCTTTCTTGTAATGGTATGGTGCTTCTTTTTAAAATACCACGATCAGCTGAGTGTTGTTTTAAATCAATGTTTCTTGGTCCGGGCATCCTGTTCCTTTCTCCAAGCAGCATCAAATTCAGGGTCACTAAGACGCTTGGCTGCAATCCATTCTCTTATTCCTTCTGGTTTAGTATCATCTAAAACAGATTGAGCAAGAGCTGCTTCTTTCTTTTTATTACTAGGAATCCATCCTATAGCCAAGCGAATGGCTTGACCAATTCCCGTTTGCCATAGTACTACTACTACAGCAATCCCAATAATAGCAATAAAACCGTATTGAATTAGGGTTGCCCACCAAGGAGTAACATCTTTAATATTACCAAGTACACCAGCAATGTCAGATGTTTCATCTAGAATAATCTGTGCGTGTTTATGTGCAATAGTAATATCTTTAGTATCTAGAATCTTAATAGCGTTTTCCTGAACTATATGGTTACTAGTAGCAATCTCATTTACAGAAGAGCAACCACATAGTAACAATATACTTAGGAATCTTTTCATAGAGTTTGTCTTTCTAAAACTTCTATACGATGTCTTAGTTCTTTTAATTCTCCAATAACGGTAATAATACTTTTGCCTTGTTCAATATCTGTTTTAACAAGATCTTTAGTAATTTCCTTTAGAACCAACAATTCGTCCATACTACGATCAATCATAGCATCTCGTTTGCCCATTCTTAGTATTACGGTTACTACTCCTATTGTTAGAATTGCTAGTTGCATAATTGCAACATAAACCGATAATTGATTGTCATTCATTATAAACACCTATTATGAAGCTGCGATATAAGAAAAATTAAAAATTATATACTGTGTATTTGGCCCCCAAGCACTAGATCCAGTACCACCACTTGAAAAGTAAATACCAACATCTTGATCTGGGGTTCCACTAGATAGTGTAGTACCGTAAAGATAATCTTTGAATCCTTGTGATGTTTGTAAAGCACCCAAAGGTTCTGTTGATCTATAAAAAGCCATTGTTCCAGCTGATGTTTGTGGTGGGAAATTTGTACCAGTTGCCCATAAACCTGTACCTGAAGTTAAATGACCACCACGGTTGAAATTACCGCCAATTCTAATACGACCGTTATTATTCACATAACCAGAAATAACCATTCTTTGTCTTACTTTTCCATTAACTGCATCTGAATAGCCACAACAAAAACCTTGACATAAGAAATGTTGTTTTGGGAATAATGATGGGGGCAATCCAGATACTATATAATTATATGGAGCCGAAACAAGATCAGCAGCATCCATTTGATAAGTAATATTGTGATTACCAGTAGTTGAATTAGAACCCATAATACCACAAACATAAACAATTCTACCCATTTTTATATATTGAAGCGGTGCGTTTGTATTATCAAAGTTTGTTAAATAACTATTTGCATATTTAAATACATTACCAGCAGTACCGTATGCTTGACAAAGAACAGGACTCTCTGGTGATAGAATAGTATTAGCACCTATTTTTGGTGTTTGTGCAAATACAACTACACCATTAGAATCAATTTCCATATCTGGCGTTTGTGATGTTGTATATCCCTGTCTAAATTGAATAGTGCCAGTACTTTGAATAATTGGTGTTTCTACTGTATCAGAAATAATTTTATTTCCACCAGTTGTTTTTATATTACCTTCTACTTCTAGTTTTTCTGTTGGGCTTGATGTTCCAATACCAACTTTATTAGTTCCGGTATTGTTTTGAAGTTGTAGAGTAGAACCAACACTTTCAATTGTATTTGTTATAATTTTATTTGCGCTGTTTATTTGTATGTTGGCGTTTGAAACTATACCGTTTGTTGCATTTAGTGTAAGTTGGTTTACGACTCCGCTTGTAGTATGGGTAATACTACCACCACCTCCACCATTAAGACCAATAACCAAACTACCAGTACCATCATCTTGTGTTATTGTATTGGCTGTTGCGTTGGTTACTACATGCAGTACGGTACTTGGATTGTTTGTTCCAATTCCTAAACGACCTGTTGATGTAAACCTTGCTATTTCGTTTGCATTAGAAATAAATTCAAAGTTTCGTTTTGCACAAAACTCTATATCACTATCAGTAATAACATTAGAAATATCACCAATTTTATAAATATTAGATGAGTTTAATGTAAAGCTATTTCTTGCTGTTCCACCACTATCTTTAAACATAATGTTTATGTCATTATTTAGTGTTGTATTTCCTGCTAATGTAGTAGTTCCACCAACATCTAAATTAGTTGTAGCTCTAATATCACCAGTTACATCTAATGTATAAGTAGGAGCTGTATTTAGAACACCAACTTTTCCTGTATTATCAATAGTAAGACCTGTATTGGTAATTCCGTTTGTATAATTATTACTAGTACCTAGTTGTAACTTTGATCCACCAGCTTCAAATAAAGCTGCTATTCTGGCTTTTGGGTTTGATCCACTAGTTCCACCAGTAAGATCTATACCAGAATAATCTGTTGCTGCTGTAGAACCTCTAATAGTAGTTCCTAATCTTGTTGTTCCAGTAAATGAAGTTACTGAATTTGGACCAGTAATATCAACTATTGTTAAAGGATTTGAAGAAATACCAAAACCAGTATTTGCACTAAATGATTTTTCATGTGTAATATTTTGAATAGTATCTAGTGTTACTTGGTTTGATGGGGCATTAAATGTACCGGCACTTTGCCAACCAGATCCTGTATAGACAGTTAAGTTTGAGCTGGTTGTATTAAAGTATAAAGAACCAATAATTGGGTTTGGTGGTTGTGTTGTTGGTGCTGCTGCGTTACTAATATTACCATATTGATCTATTTTGTTTACTTCGTTTCCACTAGAATTTTTAATAGATACAATATCATTAGTAGAGGTTCCCTGTACTGTTAGTTTGCCTGTTAAGTTTTGATTACCAGTTAAAGCTAAAACATCTGGAGAACCTTTTGTTAGCGTAAAGTTTGCTGAATAATCTTTTACTCCGTTATTACCAACAATAACAACAGATGATTGAGGAAAACCACTAAATAGCTGACTACCCAATAATCCTTCTAGGTAATTAAGTTTAGTAATTACATTAGTATTACTTGCCCCATTAATTGTTAAATTAATACCAACTTTATTATTTAGTGTGGTAATAAGAGAGTTTAAAGATGAGTCTTGTGTATCTACATATCCCCTTACTGTACTAAGATTAGGAATTCCTATAATACCTAACACCCAAGTTTGTGTTGCTGAATTATATGTAGCATTATAATCAACGTCAGAAGCTGTTACATATTCATATTTTAGTCTATCTAAAATTTCTTGTGTTAAATATAAAAGTTGTTTACTTTGTAGGTTTAACTGTGATGCGGTTAATCTACTACCATCAACCCAAGAAACTAAAGATTCATTAGAAATACTTTTTCTTCTAATAATTAAACTATTGCCGTTACTAATAGCTGGAATTGTTACGACTACTCCATAAGTTGTTGTATATGACGCTGGAGTTGTAAATGAAACAATCTTTTTTGTTGTTTCATCTACAGTAAAGTTTGATTGTGGAATAAGAAATAGATTTCTTAAGTCTTCTTGCCTAAGTAAAGTACCTAGTGGGGTAGTAAATGGTCTTTCAATTTCTAACTGATCTTTATGGGATAGTCCGGGAATTAATGTTAAAGTTGAATATGAAACTCCGGTTGCTGAATCCCATGTTGTTTTTATGTTTGTTTGAACTTGAGTGTTAGTAGGCATTTATAATCTCCATTAAGTATTTAAAGATGTATATGTTTGTTTAAACTTACCTTTAAACTCCATATTAACTATATTGACTGGTGTTGGGTATTCTGAAATAATTTGAATTTTTGTGTTATCAGAAAACCCTAAAATTTTTGAAACAAACTCACCGCTTGTTTGTATATTTTCTAAACTAAGTGTATCTATTGTATTAGAACTTATTGCGTTAAACGATGATTTTATAATAGATTTATTTCTTCTTGTTGAAACAATATCGTAGTTTCCAGTATCTTGGTGTTTTATTACTAATGTTCTTAAATTCAAAACACCGTCAATTGAATTATTATTTTCATCCCTAACAAACTGTTCGCTTAACTCGATATTCATTTTAAAATTAGTACCAATATATATTTTAGAGTTTTGTTGAGAGTAGTTTCCAGATACTTTTAATACCACACCATTTCCATTATTAATAGGTATACTCGTTGGTTTTAATATTGTGTATTTATTTTCACCCCAAGAAGAATCTTCTGGGCTTGTTACAATAACAACATCATTTAAATTAACATGGTATGGAAAGTTTATGTAAAAAGCTGTTTCGTTTAAATTTGGATAAAAAATTGTATTATTATTTTCATATATTGTAAATAAAAATCTATTATCAATTCTTGGAATTTTTAAATCTTCTTTTGCAATTAAAGTTTTTATAATATAATACTTATTATAAAAAGTTGTTGTATTTTTCTTTTTTACAATACAATGTAAATAGTTATCATAGAATTGCATTGACTCAATTGAATCATTAGTATCTATAATATATCTAAAGAATGAGTTTTGTAAAACTTTATCTCCAGCTAACTTGTTTGTATATAGATATAAATAATTTGGTTTATCGTTATCAACAAAAGCTATTGTATTTGCTGAATTACAAACACATGATGTTTTAATATTTTCTGGCAAATACCCATAACAACTTATCGAAACATCTTCTGCTGTGCTTAAAGCAGTACCTGTTTGAGAAATGTATACATAGATTTTTTTTGGTGAAAAGAAATATATTAAAGAACCCATTAATAAAGGCTCTGTTAATTTAGTTGTAGAATAAAAGGATGTTGGTGCTATTTGAGCTGTTAGTGGTGTTATTTGATTTTCAGAACCACGAAGTTCAAACTGAGTATCTGATTTTGTATTTATTAATAAGAAATCACTAAATGGTGTTAAAGATATAATTTCAGAGAATGTTTTTGAGGATGCTCTAATATCAATAGGATCTGAAGATACTATGTTACTTGGATCTTGTAAAAATAAGTTTTCATATACTCCAAGTTGAGAACTAAAGATCACATCTTCACAAGCAAAAAATAAACGATCTCTATAAGTAACTATAGCTGATATAGCTTTATTTAAAACATCTGTTTTGTTTTTATTTAAAAATACACTAGGTCCGGGGTTTGTTGTTAGATTGCCTGATGTTTTTTCAGACCAAGAAACAGGTGCAAAAGACCAGTCATTATCAATACCAAAATTACCTTCATTGAAAGTTAATCTTTGTGGCATTCTTTTTTTATCAATAATAGAACATATATCCGGTGTTCTTATTTTTTTAGAATAGGGTCTACCAGTACCAGTTACTATTGTACCACCATCTTTATAAGTTTTAGTTTCTGGGAAGTTAATTAATCTATAATAACCAGAAGCATTATTTAGGTATGGTCCTTGTGTATAAAATATTTTTCCTCTTCCATTTAAAGCCGATATACCATCTAGTGGATGAGAAGGATCGTATAAGTTATTTAACATAGTTGCAGCAGAGTTATCAGCTATATACTTACCTATTATATTACTATTATTTGTATAGATTTCTACACCATCTGGTGGAAATCTAACTTCACTAAAGTCAGAAAATGATTGGCCAAGCCAAGGTTGTGCTGAATCTTTATACTTAAAATCTTCTACTGGAATGTAAGAACCCCAAAAAATTTTCCAATTTGCATTTGCTGTTGTTTTTGATAATAGTTCTGAACTAACACCTGTAACATCTAAAGTAATACATTCATAGGCTATATTTAAACTATAAGATGCAGCTGTTGTTTCTAGTTTAAGTGCTGAACTTACAAAATCAACTTTAATATCTAGTCTACTTGGTGATGTTTGTATTTTTGTAATAATTCCAGTAAAGTATTTATCTTTATCAACCCAAACTAAAACACGAAGATAGTTTAAATTTTGTTGTGCTGTTGTAGGATAGTCTTCTGGATTAGTACCAACTACTGGTACTCTTATTTCTGGTTGTGGTGTATTACCAACAGCTAAGTTTGTTATTGTTTTTCCTTCTAAAATATTACCTTGTATAGAAGCCGTTGCTGTTGTTTTATAGTTTGTTGGAGTATTTTCAAATGTTAAGTTATCGTTATTATTATTATAAGTAGTATTTACATTACCAGTAAAATACTGTGAGTGTGTTGTTGCTGTGGGGTTTGATGTAAGTACTGCACCCGGTGTTGTGTTATTAGCAAAAATAATATTGCTCCTTTCGCCAAGACTATCTGGGGTTGGGAGTGCAATAGTAATGCTTGTTGGCAAGTTATTTCCTGTTAAAGAATAACCAGTAATATTTGTTTCTTGTGTATTTGTTTCTAAACTACCAGCAGAACCAGAAACTCTAGTTGAGGTATAATAAGTAACCTTTAATCCATCTAGATCTAATTCGCTTGATTGGGTTCCATCTAGATTAAATTTATAACCATTAACACCACTTGTAAACCCGGCTTTAACTAAAGTATTTAAAAATATAAGACTAGAACCAATAGTAGTTACTTTTAAAACATCTTTTGCTTTATTTCCACCTGATCCATAAGTTATATAAGTTCTTGTTATTGGGTCTACAATGGAACTATTTTGTTCTGTTTTTTCTAAATTACTTGTTGGTGTTATATCTACCCAAGTACCATCTGGATTAATTTTATAAACATAAAATAGAATAGAGTTTTCATTTGTTGCGTTATAATTAATAGCTAATAAAAATCTATTGTTTTCGTTAATACTAAACCAAGTCCAGAAAAGCTCAGTAGATCCTAATGTTTCTTCATCTAAACTAAAAAGATCTAATCTATTTAAATTAGTTATTTGGTTATTACCAATAAAAGATTGCTGAGGTACAATAGAAAATCCCGGTCTTTTTTCAGCAGATCTTTCTAATGTTATTAAAGCATTGTCTAAGTTTTCTGCTTCAAGTGGAGTTCTTTTGCTTGGTGGTTGTGTAGACACTCCACCAGATAAACTAAATATTGGTATTCTTGTACTACTAGTGCCGCCACTTGGCAATCTTTTAATAGGAAACATTAAATTAATCCTTTCCAATATCTTGCTGCATTATAACCCAAAATATATGGATTTCTTAAAACAGCACCACGAACATTTAAATCACCTGTTCTAAATATATTTCTTTTTTTAGAATTAATATCAGATGCTTTACCTTTAAAGTAATGCATTTGTTCATTATACTGTAGATATTTATCGGCTTCTCCATCACCTTGAGTAACTATTTGATAGTGACGGGCTGCTGTTGCAAGAATTGATCTTTGAGTAGCGGTATCTAAATATTCCCATTTTAGTTTTTTAATTATTTCAATATAATAAGTATCTGTTGTTTTCCAAACATCTGTTTCATCAGTATAATTATATAATACTGGTGGAGTTGTATTTAAAACTTTAGCAACAACATAAGATGTACCGTCTTTGCTTAAATGTTTTGATAATAGTTCTGCTGAAATAATTCCTTCTTCATCTGAATCTTCAGTATCAAAGATAATTTTTCCAGATGAGTTTGGTGTTATTTTTCTAACTATTTTATTATTAGCAAGACCTCTTATTTGAACATCAAGACTTGCTTGTTCTAGAATTGTTTCTGCAATACCTGTATCAATACCAGAACTATCAACTAGATCGGCTACTGGAGATTCACCAGCAGCCAGTAACATTTGATTAATTGCTTGTAGCTTGGTTATAAAACCCATATAGCCTCCTTGTAAAAGAAAAAAATCCCCTAGTACCCTTTCGGATACTAGGGGACAATATTAAATTATCAAATTATAATACTCTTAATTAATTAATCAAGAATATGGATAACCAGTAGTAGCAGTAGTATCTGCTGTTCTGATGTATTCACGACTAAAGTTACCGCCTAGTCTAATTCTAAGCATTGCTCTTGCCATAGATGCTTCAGCACCGCCACCACCAGCTCCATCTAGTTCAGCAAATACTGTTTCATCACTCTTAAATAAGAAACCACCGGATTGACCCCAAGTAGTATCTGAATCTGTATTAGTTGCTGTTGGAGCAATGAGTAGTGCAGAACATTCTGGACGAAGAACACCACAACCCTTCATCATACTGGCTACTGTAAAGGTTGTATTTCTACGAACATCTTCAACAGTATCTACTTTCATTCCCATAAGACTTAGTGAACCAACACATGATCTCTGGAAAATCATAGCTTTTACACCAGCAGATGCAAAGTTTAGGTTATATCTAGATTCACCAATACCAGCACCAGCAGCTGAATAATCAGTTTGTGGAATATGGCTTGATTTAACAATTCTAGCACCCATGTATTCTAAACTATCTGTGTAGTTATTCATACCGAGTGGTAGTTGAGCACCAAGACCGCCAGCTTCTGCAATACCACCAAATAGTGGCTTGGCTGGCCCGTTACCAGTACCGCTAGCCATAACACCATATAGTTCATTATAACTACGAGCTACACCTAGAGCACGAATATCTTGGAATGCTCTTGGAGTTACTACCATAGTTACTCCATCAGTTGGTGCGTTAATTTCTTGTAGATATACAAAGAAATCTTCAATTGCCTTAAGAGCAGCAAGAGCTGCGTTTGTTCTGTCTGAAGCATTAGCTGTTGAACTACCAAGGTGTTTAAACTCTTTGTTTAAGAATACTGGTCCAGTAGCTTGACCTCTTGGATCAAGAGTTGTATCTTGAGAACCGTTAGTATTTGCACCATTCCAAGTAAGATCTTCTACACCAGCTCTTGCAATATAAGCAGCAACTTGTTTATCTCTAGCATTAGCTAAAGCAAGACCCGCTTGACGAGCTAGTTCTGAACGATATTCCCATTGGGTAATCATTAGATCTACATTGTCAAGTTCAAAGTGAGCGCACATTGGTCGCTTGTCTAGCTTAATTGCAATAGTCTGTGAAGCTGAGTCGGTAGTGCTACCAACTAGTTCAACACCAGCATTCCAAGCTGGATTGATACCTACAGTTCCTGTAATTGGGAATTCTGCGGCAACACCGTTTGAAATGGTTCTGGTATCTACTAGGTTTTCAAATACATTGTACTCATCATAAGCATGAATTACTTCGCCTGACCAAACTGGTAGCCAAAGTTTATTCTTGCCTGCTAGCGGACCTGAAAGACCATTACCAACATTATCTCTATATGGTAAATTACCTGCGTCAATATCTGTTCCTTGAACTGCCATTTTAAATTTCTCCTATAATAAAATTTAAATTAGTAAATAAAAAGTAAAAAAAATAAAATAAATAAAAGTAACTATTACACAATTTTGATTTTTCCTATAGGAGTCATACTTGTGTTACTTTGTTTATCATATATCCATTGCCTATATAGGGGGATTTTTTTGATAAACTTAGTTTGGAAGTCTAGAAATATCTGACATTGAGATTCTTCTTTCTACTGCTTGTCTAAATTTAGGATCTGAATTATATCTAGAATTAGAACGATCAGCATAGAATTCTCTCTTTGTCTTATAAGGTTGTAGTGTCGTAGTTGATGCTGGTCTATTGACTGGAGTACCAACTTTAGACATTTCTTTAACCTTGGCTGAATTACCAACGGCTTTGTTATACTTTGCTTCAAGACCAAGTAAGGCAACTTCCCAACTTGGACTAGCCAAAGTAGCGTTAATTTCTGCTTGTTGTTGTGGGGTCAT